TTATTGGCACGGCCACATCTCGCGGAGAGCGTCTCTCACGCCGTGAAACATTGGCTCACCCCATTTCTCAGGGTGCTTCTCCGCCCAGTTCTTAAACACCTGGCGATAGGCGCCATAGGTGGGCGTGGGATTTTGACTCGGGCACGATCCAACTAGGTCGGCGTCCGAGCCGCGCACCTGCATCATGGTGTCGGCAACGCCAGAGACATAGCCTATGCACAACGACACGGCCGACGAGCCTGGACTGGCGTTGCAGTTGTTGAGGAGTTCCTGTGTCGTTAATCCCCCTTGCGCTGCCGAAGCGTGAGAAGGAACGAGCCCAGCGGCGATCAAGGCTATTGCTCCAACTCGATTCATGTTTCCCACCCAGTGCGAATAAGCCAGCGACAAGACTAGTCGCTGGCGTCCTGGTTCGACAAGATCGCCCGCGCGCATGCCTTTAGCTCGACGATCCGCTGCTAAGGACCGCAGGAGACCGCCGGTAGGCGCTTTCCAATAAAAACATCGGGGCGCGCTCGCTTGAGTTCAAACATGCAAAAATGTTACTGGTCTGAACTCGATCTTCCGAATCCTCTAACTCTTAGCGGCAAGACAAGAAATTGACGGGCACGGCTTCTGAAACGGCAGATGAAAGACGCGAAGCCTTACAGCGACTCATAGCCCCGTATCATGACACCATAACACGGGCGCGGCGGGTGTTCTTCGACAAGGCATCCTTTGCACTTGATGGAAAACATGAGACGGAATTTGCGATAAAGCAGAGAATTGCATCACGCTACTCGATCGCATTTCGTTCGGTGCTGTTTGCTGGTTCTGCACAATTAGGTTTCAGTCCACAAAAAGACACTACTTTTGAACCTGGCAAATCGGACCTGGATGTAGCTTGCATCGATAACGGTCTGTATCAGCGATTTTGGGAAGTTGTCCTCCGGGCGACAAGAGCGTTCTCTGATGATTCAACGTTTATTTCAGACTTCCATCGAGAGCGGATGAAAGAGGGAATTTTGAGAAGGGGCATGATCTTACTCGAATATCTGCCGAAGTGCCCAGAGCGAAATAGCGAGAAATCATTTATGGACGAACTCGGGAAAGATCACAGTGCCCATTTTTCCAGGATAACGGTGGCAGTTTATATGAACGAATATGCTTTTTGTTGGAAACAGGCTTCTGCTCTAAACCTTGTTAGAGGCATTACGAATGCAAAACGACCTTAAATATCAAGTCCGATCTCGCGAAATCGGAGATATCGTGTCGATGATGCGGAGCGGCCGCCTGATCCTTTCTCCATATTTTCAGAGAAATCTGGTGTGGCGAGACTCTCATAAGCACGACTTCATCGAAACGATTTTGCACGGGTATCCCTTTCCGCAGATCTTTCTGGCCAGGGGGCCGATCAACCTCACAACGATGGAATCGCAGACATGCGTAGTCGATGGTCAACAGCGCCTGAACGCCATAAGGGAATACACCGGGGACAAACTTCGGGTGGGCGGTAAGCTCTTTTCGGATTTGAATACGGACGAGAAGACCGCCTTCGTGAAGTATGAGGTGCCTGTCATCGATTTCGACCTCGACGCTGGGGACGCGAGGCTAAAAGAAGTCTTCAAACGCTTAAATCGAACGTTCTATTCCCTGTCGACAATTGAACGAATAGCTACCGAATACAGTGCTTCGGAGTTCTTGCTAACCGCCAGATTGCTGTGTGGTGACATCGCCACAGGTGACGTCGCCAAAGAGGAAATCGAAGCAGCACTTGACGTATTCGATCCCGGGGATCTCCCTGATGAGGTCGAAGACGAAGCCGTGGATAACGAGTTCCTGCGAGATCCAGGCATATCGAAAGAAAAATGGGAATGGCTGGAGGCCCGCGCCGGTGGAGCTTTTTCGCTCCTGGTTGGTTCAGAGCGAATCTTTTCGCAGTATGAATTCCAACGAAAAGTTCCTTTGATGTTCGTTCTGAATGTTATGTGCACCGTTCTCGGCGGATATTACAGCAGAAATTCCAAGGTAAAAGAATACCTTGAGGACTACAACGTTGATTTTGCTCAATCAGAAAGCCTTATTCAGAAAATGGATGCGGTTTCTGACCTGATTTATAAGTTTTCTCTGCCGGAAAGAAGCATCTGGTGGAATAAGGCGAATTTTTTTACGGTGGTATGCGAGCTTGCTAGGCTAGATCATCTGGAAGAGGTTGATCCGATTTCCACCGGCAAGAATTTGTTGTTCTTCGAAGGCGCACCGCCGCGCGAATTCCAAATTGCAGCAAGGGAGGCAGTCAATAATAGGCCAGAACGACTTCTCAGAGCGAGTGTTTTTCAGCACCTCGTTGCACGCTACGGCGAGCCGTTCGTCACGATTGAAGAGCTTGATGATGATCCCCAGTCAGCTGTGGATGTGGAGGTGACCGACCCGTCGCTACCGGAATAGCGGCACTTTAAATTTTCCGCTGTTCCTCGTGCTTGTAGACGAGGCGTGGAGCTATTCCATTTTTTATCTGGCGGCCGATCTTCAGACGCCAGCTATGTTCAAGATGCGAAAGCCCCTGTCCGAAACTGCTCGCCGGCCGGGCTGGCAAGGCTTCATCTATGATCTCGAAACGGTCAAAGATCGGCTAGTTCGCATTCGATAGTCTGTGACTGGTCTGGCCTTTAGGAAAATGCCAGTGGTATCTAGTGTCGTTTGCTGATGGTTTAAAATGGCCATGGAAGAGCGTGGAGCCACGCCAGAACCGCTTCTGTAGCCGTGCCTAAAAGCGTTAAGAGACGTTGGGCGAACAATGCCATACCTCCGCCCAGCCCCAGGGTTATCGCTGCGTCGACCTGGGCGTTTGCACGGCCTCTCAGCCATAAGGCAACAGATCTTGCCATCTGCTTTAAAAAGCCAACGCTTTCATTTACCGTGCCAGCCGTTGGTTCTGCGCTGTCCGCCTCTGCTTCGATTTTCGCGATCGCGTTTAGAGCTTCCCCTGCCTGTCCTTCCGAGACTGGGCTATCTTCTATCGGTCCAGGTGGCTTGTTGTGACCGATCATCCCATAGCTGTGCAGCCCAAGCTGCAATTGTGCTTTTAACTCAGCCAGCTGAACGAGCATCGCACTCTTGAGTTGGTCTATGTCGTCCTTTGATGCGGGAGCAGGTTCGCCTCGCGTTCCCATGAAAGCGTCCAGGTCAAAAGCGGGCTCAAAGCCACCGTCGTCATCAGACTGGCTTTCGGCCACGGGAGCCCAGTCGAAGAGCCCGTCGCTTTGGACCTCGTCTACCGCCTCTTCCATGACTTCGAAGCTGGCGACTTCTGAGAACTCGCTCTGAATCCCATCGTCCGCGCTGTAGGGGCCGCCCCAAATCCATTGATAGCCGCCCTCTGCTGACTCATATGGAAGTCGAACAGCTGGATCCTCGTAATGTTCATGGAACCACTGAACCATCAGCTCGATCTTGCGCCTGCGTGACAGCTTTCTAAACGCTGAGGGCGAGTATTCGAACCCGCCGATCACATATTTTCGCCGACTTGCCATGCCACCACCGAAACAAAGAGTTGAATGAGCTCCACGTCAGAAGACACATTGAATGCATCGCCCTGACAACATGTTGTCTTCGGCCTCCGCGTTAGCACCTTGCCCTTGCTCAAGCCAAGCTCTAGCGGTCAGCGATGTCGATTCTGGCAGCACGCTCGCCGGCCATATCTCGGCGGCCATAAGCGCATCGACAATCTGGTAAGGCTCGCGCTTGCCGCTGAAGGGGCAAGGTTCGATCTCGGCGAGCGCCAGGGCGAGCCGGGCGTATGTCTTGTTATCGATGTAGACGTTTTCCATGCGAAAAGATCCTCCGTTCGGTGACTTGCCGGCAAGGTATGAGTCATCTGTCGGGGATGCGCAAGCGAAATTTATCTAACAAAATCAATAAGTAAATGGTGACTTAGTTGCCCTGTGAGTTCTTTATCATGCTCACAACAAGCTCTCCGCGAGCGGTGTAGAGCGAACTCGCGCCGCTGCGAACCGCGTTGGTCGCGGTAAACCAGTCACCACCAATAGGCCGGCTTAGGTTCTTGAACCGCCCTCGATAGGGCACAACGCCCGACAAGACCGACAACCCGCGCACGTAGTGAGACCAGGCAACATCCGGTGCCGGTTTTGTGTGAGCCTGATATTGCCGGGCGTCATTCCACTCGCCACCGGCGATGCGTAGTGCTTTGCGGGCGCACAGAGAGTCACCAGGCGCGATCTGTAGCTCGCCGTGACAATGTAGCCTTCGCGGCTGACCCGCCTCTGTGACCTCTACAGCGAACCAGAAATCGATAGGCCTGCCGAGGGCGAGCTTAAGCTGAAGGGCAATCCGCCTGGACAACCATTTGACCGCTGACGGCTTCGTGCGGGCTAGATGGTCGACCGCTGGCGAGAGGTTCAACGTAAAGGCGTGAACGGGACCGGTATGGCGTAGCGCGTGGTGAAACCACTCTAGCCGATACACGTCGCTTAGATCACGCCAGGCGGCCGGCGCTTCGTGGACGGGCAAACCAGTGTAGACGTTGAAGGGCTGCCAGAAGCGTTCGTGGCGTGCAGATGCTTCAGAGGAGAGACGTTCGCGGACGTAGGGTGTTGAGGTGCTGATAAGGGGCAAGGACACTGTAACTGAAGTCGGCCCGCTTTCCTCAAGCTCCTCAAGGGCGTCGAGCCCTTGGAACGCATAGCGGAACGCCGCATCGCGGTAAGGTGATTTGAGGTGCTTCCGATTTCCCTTTCTGTCACCAGGCCGACCGAGGGTCGTCGCGATGATAGGAAAAAAATCCTTTGTTGTCGCGCGCATTTCGGGCGCGGAAGTGCTATATACAGACATAGAAACTCCTGAAGATCGGTCGCCGTCGGGAAACTGTGGCCGATCTTTTTTTTCTGATGGTTACGATATAGCGGAAAGTTAGCGGCGGCCTCGATTGTTAGCCAGGTTGCCGGGACGCGACGCCTTGCGCAGTTCATCGGCGACGACGCCACGCATTGTAGCCTCCATCTGACGCCCCATCTTCTTAGCAAGGTCATCGTTCTGTGCTGGTGTGCCCGCGCTGCCATGCACCGTCACGGGCGCGCTGATAACGACCTGCGGTCCAGCGCGGTAGTCGCTGCCGGCGAAAGCTGGCGTGCCACCGACAAGCCCGCCGGCAGCGAAGGCCGGAAGGCGATCGTCGTTTATGGCTTCAATCAATGCCCGGTGCTTCTTGGTGGCCTTGGCGTTCACCATGAACTCCCCGTCCGAACCCATGATCGGAATGCTGTCTGACGTTGACGTGCCGGGGCCGCGAACGTGGCCGCCACCAGCAAGCCGCATGCCCGCCCAGGCGTCGCTCTTCACAAGCCCGCCACCGCTGAAGCCGAACAGCGAGCCGATGATCCCCATGATACCGCCGCCGCCGGTGCTGAAGATCGCGTTCAAGGCGATGTCGAGAAGCTTATCCTCGATCTTGCCGAGCGCGTTGACGAGCATGTCAGATGCCGACGCGCCGGCGCGTAAGTCAGAAATGAAGCCGCCGAGAACGTCACGACCAAGGCCGGACATTTCTTGCGCAGTCGCGCGGGTCTTGTCCTGGCTGTCGGCTAGCTTCTGCGCCTCTGTAGAGGCGCTGGCGTAGGACCGGGCTATTTCGTCGATCGTCGCCGTCAGTTCCGGCGTGATGACCTTGCCGGCCTGCTGTGCGGCGTTGAGAAGGTCTTGCTTCGTGCGAGCGAAGGCGAGGGCGTCGCCGTAGTCGTTGACCAGGGGATTGAGGCCAGCTTGTGCGCTTGTCTCAGCCCGCATGAGCGCGATGCGCCGTTGCGTCTGTGCCAACTGGCGCTCGAAACCATCCGGCGCTGGAGATTTTGCCTTTGAGCCGCTGGCCTCATCGCCTGCCTCGCCGGGAATGATGGTCGCCCGGCGCGTTGCGTCGCCGTATCTGGCCTTTAGGTGCTCAACGAGCTTGTCGTCGGCTTTGGCAATCTCACCGCCGAACGCCTGTGAAATGCGAACGTCGATCGCATCCGGCTTATCGCCTTTGCCCAGCCCGGTGATGACCGAACCCTTCTCAGGCACCAGCGAACCGGCAAGCGTTCCTAGCCCGGCTGCAGCCGCCAGCTTTTGATTGTCCACCAGCATCTTGTTGAGGCCGTCCATGCCTTCCAACGCGGTCAGGATGGCCGATTGCGAGCTTACGGAGAAACGGTGCCAGGCCGCGTCCCATCGGTCGCCCATCTCCTCCGCACGACGCAATAGCTGTTCATCGATTACGCCGCCGGCATCTTCGGCGGCTTTCTTCATGTTCAGAATGCCTTTTGCACCGTCATTGAGACCGACGAGCATTGCGCCACCCCCACGACCGAACGCTTCAGTGACCAAGAGCATCTTTTCCTGCTCTGAAGACGCATTGCGGATCAACTCGGCGTAGCTGGCGAGCAGCTGCTCGGAAGTTCGTATCTGACCGTTGCTGTCGCGGATGGCGATACCGTTGGCCTTCAGGATATCAGCGAGCCGGCCGCCCTTCGTAGCTGCCTCGCCGATGCGCTTCGAAAACTGCTCCATGCCTGTTTCGAACTCAGACTGTTCGACGCCAGCCTGCGCAAAGCCGAAGCCGAGTTCTTGAAGAGCGGTTGTCGACAGTCCGATGCGGTCGGCCGTGTCGACCAGGTGCGAAGCCATGTCGATCGTGTCGAGCGCCTTGTTGAAGAGCGCGAGTGGTGCAAGCGCGGCCGTAGCGGCTGCACCAGCGCCTAGAAACATGCCGGCCAATCCGCCCTTAAGCAGCCCGCCGATATTCGCGAACGACGTGTCCAGGCGCGATGTCATGGTCTTTGCACGCTGTTCGATCTTGTCGAAGTCAGAAACAGCCGAGACCCGGGCGCGTTCGAAGCTTCGCCGGAAATCGCTATCGCGGGCTATTAGGTCTACGGCTAAAATCTGGTCGTCTGCCATGGTCGTTCCTATGCAAAGAGTTCTTCGGGATCGTCGTGATCGTAAATCGAGCGGGAGTTGTCGTTCGCAGCGGCCCGGCTGACTGCCATTGCGGTTGCGACAGCGCCGTCGATGCGGTCGCGGGCCGTCGCCTTGTGCATGCGCGTCAGGCCGGTATCGCCCGTCGAGGCCACGACGCTGTCGAAGTGATGTCGAAGGACAGGATGGCCGCTGTGGCGAATCTTGCGGCCATTGACGGTGCGCTCAAGGTCGCCGATCGCTGGCGCCATCGTGAGCGGACCTTGGCGCATCTCGATTGCGGGGATGCCGTCATTGTGAAGCCGCTGCATCATCGTCCGCGCAAGGTGCGGGTCGAAGGCTACTTCCTCGACGCGAAAGCGCGCGCATAGTTCGCGGACGTGGGCCTCAATCACTTCAGGTTCGATGATCGGCCCGTCGATTGCGGTGAGATAACCATCTGCCTTCCACTGCTCATAGGGAACGCCATCGCGGTCGGCGCGGCCACGCAGGTCGTCGCCTGGCACGAAAAACCATGGAAAGACCGTGATCCGGCCGTCGTCGTGCCGCCACGCTGCGACAACGGCAGTCAGGTCGCCGTTCACGGACAGGTCAACGCCAAGGAAACACGGCAAGTCTTCAAGGTCGGAAAGCTCGAACTCGAACCGGCCTTCGTCATAGACGGCCATGTCGAAAAGAGGTGTCCGGCTGTGAGCCTGCCAGATGTTGAGGTTGAATTGTTTGAAGGCGTGGCGTTCGGCCGGCCGATGTTCGGCTTCCTTCGCGAGCGAGCGCAAACCGGCCAGGTTCGGGAAGCCATGTCTTAGGCCGGGGTTGACGCGATGCCAGAGCGCCTCAGCGTTCCAATCGTTGTCATTGGCGGCTTCGAAGATGATCGGCAGGAAAGCGGGATTGTCGATGTCGCCGAGCGCGATCTTGCGGGCGTAGTCGTATTGCTCGAAACCGATGTTCTCAGAGCCACGGCCGGCCGTGGTGGCAATCACCATGAGCGTGCCAGGCGTCTTCACAAGGCCGGACTTCAGGGCCTCCCAAAGATCGCGGCCCTTCCATACGTGGATCTCATCGACCAGGATGAAAGCGGGCGTCTTGCCATGCTGAGATGCGCCGTCGCTCGAAATGGCCTGAAGCGAGACGTCCTGCTTTTTGTAGACGATTTTCTTGACCGAGTTATGTGCGTCATAGATGCGGGTAGCGGCCATCAACCGGCGGTCCATGCGGATGATGTTCGCGGCCTCTTTGAAGCCGAGTCCGGCTTGCTCGCGATCGGAAGCGGCAAAGATCACCTGCCCGGCCGGAACCTTCTCCGGGCCGATCGTGTGAAGCAGCGCAAGAGCCGCGGCAAGGCTGGTTTTGCGGTTACCGCGGGGAATCATCCAAAAGACAGTTTCGACAATGCGCCGGCCGTCCGCGTGGCGCGGGCCGTAGATGCGTCGCACGATGCGTTCCTGCCAATCGTGAAGTTGGAATGCACCACCAGGCGCGGTGCTGTTCGGATGCTTAAGGCTTCGCAGAAAGCGCACGGCGCGGTCGCCGTAGCCGAGCGGGTCGGCAATGGGCGAACCGTCGAAAATCCATTCGGGGTAAGCGCTGGCGGTCATCGCACGTCCAGCGGGTTCGTGTCGTCGTCTTCTTCGTCGCGACCACCGACACGCGTGCGAGACGTAGGCGATAGGCCATACTCGGCGGCAAGCTGCCGGGCCGTTTGCATCGCCTTGTCCTGTGCTCGCACGAGCTTCAGGTCGATCGCGCCGCTATCGTCGCGCATCACGGCGTCGATCTCACGCACCAGGCCGCGCGCCAGGCAGAAGTCTTCGATGCCACCAAGATCAGCTTTGGTGATGATACGATCGTCAATAAGCCGGGGCATGACACGCGCCCATTCAGCCTTAGCGAACGCGCTGAAGTAGCGAGGCGGTGGCGGTGCCTTAGTGAGCGGGTCGCGATCATGCGAAAGGGCTGGCTTAACGCCACGAAGATGCGTCACTAGCGGGCGCGCTCGCACCGCAGTTCAAGGCCACGTCGCCGGCCTATCTCAGTGATCCCGACCAGGTTGTAAGGCGTCCCCTCATAAAGCACGCGATCGGCCGTGGTGAGGTTGCCGACGTAGCGGATGCGGAACGTGACGGTGATGTTCTCGGCTTCGCCGAACGTGCGAGGTGTCTCTTCAGCAGCCGCGTCGATCCTCTCGGCGCGCAGGCTGGTGGCGAGATTCACCCATGACAGATCGACAGCGCCAGTCGAGCTCTTCGTCTCACCGTTAGAACGCTGCAGTGTGATCGTCCTAGAAAGTCTACCAGCGCGCATTAGGGCCTCCACCGAATGACGGCCTCGACGTTGAGCACGCCATGCGCAAAGTCAGGGTCCGGGTCGCGAAGCCAACGAACGTTCTTGGCTTCAAAGAAATCGATAGCGCAGTCCACCATGACGAGCGGCGCGAGCAACGCGCCGTGCAGCGCGAAGCCGATAGCCTTTGCCAAATCGCCGCCAGCGTCGAGCGCCCAGATATGAAGGTCTAGCCAGACGCGGGCGCTGTATTGCCTGCCGGAATTATAGCCAAGATATTCAGTTTGCGAGCCTTCCATGATGACGGAAGGCAGCTGCTCACGGCGCATGCTGCCGGTGCGAATTTGATCGGCCGCAACGACCGCAGTGACGGCCGGTGTTGAAGAAAGCCGGGTGTTGATTGCGGTCTGAAGCGCCAGGGATGGTTCGATCATGACTGCTGCCACGCCGCTTTGACCAGCTTGCCGAGTGCGAGCTTGATCGCACGTTGCCCGCGCGGTCCGTAGGTGCGGACGGCCGGCCAGAAATATGGCTGTGCCGCCATCTTCGACGTGCCGTATTCGATGAGATGCGGATAGCGAACGACTGTGTTGCCGACGGTGATAATTGCTTCGTTGTTCGCTGCGATGCGCGAGCCGCCTGGCTGAGAATAGGCAGGCGTCGATTGACCGGGCGGTGTGACGACAACGGAATCCTTCAGGTCGCCGCTGTCTTCCGGCGCGGCGCGCTGGATACGGCCGGCGATCTTGTTCGCTTCGATGACAAGTTTCGGCTCGATGGCCTTCGCCACCACGTCGGGAAGCTCCCGCATCACCTTGTCGAAGGCCTGAAGCTGCTTGGAATGGGCCATCAAAGCACCCATTCACGGTAGGGTCGAATGAGATCGCGGACGCCGAACGGGACTTCGTTCGCGCCGATGCCGATCAAGACGGCCTCGCGCTGCTCATACCAGGCGGCCGCAAGCTGAAGCACGGCTTCGGTGAGTGTCGCCGGCATCGGGTCGATCTCGGCGAGATCCTTTCCGATCTGGTCAGAAATCCACTGTTCGGCCGCCGCGATCTTGTGTGAAAGCAGCGCGTCGTCGTCGGTGCCGGTGAGGTTCATCTGTGATTTGAGAAGGTCGAGAGACACGCTCATTTTGAAATTCCTATATCGGTGCTCTCTTGCAGTGTGCTCCCCCCGCCGGTCCCAGCGAAAGGTGCTAGGTCGGAAGCCACCCCCCGGTTGAACAACTCGCTCGATGTCGCTAAGCGCGCACTGTCAGGGTTCTGGTTGGAGTGATTCGAATGTGGCGTGGTGATCCCGACTATGGAGTCGGCAGTGGGGGCGGCGGTGGCGTATTGATCATCGCATTTGTCATCGCTGCATTCTTCCTCTTTGCGACCGTGATGAACGTCAGAGAGCGCAAATACTGCGAGGCCTTGGGTATGTTCCCCTTTGGCGTTGCCTGTGTGGGGGTTTACATCTGGTTCTATCTCCAGACGTAGATTAGTCAGCGGCTTTGGAGCGCCCATGGCGACGGCTTCGGCGAGCGAGCGGCCCTTGTGAATGCGGGCGATGAGAGCGTTGTATTTGATGCCGGCATGATCGGCCCATTCGTGCAGCGTCTTGGATGTTCCATCGATGGTGTGGACTGCTCGCGTTCGCTCACCGAGCGTTACCGCGAGTGCTTGCTCCATAGTGACGCCTCGCTTTATCCGACGGCGCAGCGTGGGTTGTTGAATGCCGGCCTGGTCAGCCCAATAACTTAGTGACCTGGTCATGCCGTTGACGGTGTAGAGTTTGGCCGGCCGGCGTTGTCCGATGCCTTTGAAGTGCGATCGCCTGCCTTTCGGCAACGTGCCCTTGCGAAGAACATCCTTCATCGGATGCCCGGCCTTAATGCGCGAGCGCATCGTCTCAGGCGATATGCCGGTGAGCTCGGCCCATTCAGTGACTGTGTGGCTCTTTCCACCATAGATGTAGCGATCGACCACACGAGGTTTAGCGAGCTTGATCGCGCGCGGTCGGGCTACTACCGGCTCAGGCAACTGGTCGCCTGGCCGTGCGGTGATCGGCTTGCATATGGCCACCTCAACCGATATGCCGCCATGAAGTCGCCTCATGATGGTTTGCGGCGTGATGCCGTAGTCCAACCCCCATTCATTGATTGACTGAGTGATCCCGTCGAAGGTCAGAAGATCGTCGCGTGTCATAGGTGAATTGACCCCGGTGTAAAGGTTACACCGGCCCGAAGATTGGACCTTGCGCGAACACTTTTAGGGAATAACGTGCGGTGACAAACAGACGTCAGGGGTGAAGAAATGACCACCGAACACATGCCGACAGACGCGTATTTTCTGCTACGCCGCGTTGTTTCGAATGGACCGCAAAAGTCGAGGGGCGACAAAGTTGATGACGACTCGGCGCGGGGCTTTCTCGTCAGTCGAGGGTTCGTAACGTGGGATGAAACCGCAAAGAAGCTGACCGCAACGCAGGCAGGAAGAGATTTCGGCCGGCTCATGAAAAAGGCCCCCTAAGCTGGTGTTCCTGTCGCTGCTTACGGCTTGAATGACAGGGTGATGCAGCCATCGGTTGCCAGTTGGCCCGGTCCCAGAAGAGCCGCTTGTCGCCACGGTGCGGAACGATGTGGTCGACCATGTTAGCGAGACGGCCGCAGGCGCACGCGCAATGACGATGTTGGGGCATGGCGAGGAACGCCTTGCTTTCCTTCTCCCACTTGGAGTCGTAGCCGCGCTCCCGTGCCGAAGGCCTGGTGCGGTCGAAGCGTGCCTTGCGGGTGCGGTCGCGCACTACCTGGCAAGCGCAACGCTGCTCGGCAGGCACGATCTTTCCGCAGAGGCAGAGGTGTGGTGGTCGGGTCATTGTGTCTGACGCGCCAGCACTCGCAATCTTGCGATGCCTTCTCTGACTTGCTCCGGGCTTACAGTTTCGAGCGGGTCATATTCGGGCGTCTCTTCAGCGGTGCCGTGAATGGCCTTCAGCTTGGCGACTAGGCCACGCTGGGCGACGATGATCTCGGCAGGTGTTGCCGACCAGGTATCGGCCGGCGACCAGCCTAGCCAGCCTGTGCCGATCTCGAAAAACTGTTCAAGGCCGGCTTCGATTGAGAATTCTTTGCCCGCCTTTTCGCGCGTTTCGGCCGGGTGTTCGGCTTCGGCATCGATGCCGAAACAAATGGCCACGAACCGGGACAGGTCATCGCTAAGCGACGAGAGAGAACGAACGCCCTCGTCGGCAACGATCTGTAGAAGATGGCGATAGGCGGTCGGATCATCGGTGGAGGCCATTACGATGTCGGCGATCATGCCGAAGTTGCCTCGATTGATGCCCTGCACGACCATGCCCAGGCCGTGCTTGTGCTGAAGGATGGTTGCGGCCCGCAATGACGGCCGCAAGCGCAGGGCGAGGTTGCCGTGCTGTATAGCGATGATGTCAGATGCGAGCCGCATGATCGTTACGCCGAAATCTTCAGCTTGGCGAAGCGGTCGGGATTGGTGACGTCGCCACCGACACGCTTGCGGCTGTGAAGAACAACGATGCCGTTCTTCGCCCGCGTGTAGGGGTCCGAGAGGATGCTGAAGTCGGTGCGATCGACAATGCGATAGCCGGACCAGTCGCCGAACACGATCGGGAACTTGCCGGCTGCCACGTCGGGGAAGTCGACCATTTCGATAACCGGGCGACCAAGCAGCGAAGACGGCTGACCAGCCTGTAGACCGGGCTGCCAGAGATAGTTGCCCTGGCTGTCCTTCCACTTGCGCACGATGCCGAGCGTGTTGCGGTTCATTGCCCATGCGCCATTCTGGGCATGTGCGGTCGGGATCGCGCTCATGACGTCGATGAGCTTGTCGCCGGGGTTCGCTGCCGGAAAATCGGCGGCAACGCCGGTCTTTACTTCAGCGATGCCGGTAGCGACGAGAATGCCCTTAGGGCGATCGGTGCCGGTGCCGTCAACAAACGCCTTACCTTCGGCGATAGCGAAGGACTCAGCGAGATCGCTGGAGACTTCGGCCTCGACATTATAGGCGGCATCTTCAAGCAACTGCCGGCTGATCTCGACAAAGGTTGCCATCTCCCAGGGCGTCAGCGTAACCTGTTCATAGGACGGGCCGCTTTCGGTGCGGTCGGCGATCTCGCTAACCCAGGTCGCGGCGGTCGAGCCGATGCGACGCGGGAACTTGATCTCGGAACCGGCGATGGTCACGACCTTGGCGAACTGGCGAAGCGGGCTGAAAAGGCGCAAGGCCTTAAGAATTTCGGCGCTGAATTCGGTCGGTGCGAGGTAGCCGGCCGTCGCGTCGGTCGCGACGGTGAGCGCCTTGATATCGATGTCCTGAAGGCCGCGATCGCCACGACGGAGATACGTGCCGAAGGCCTTGGCTTCGGGCGTCGGGTTGTCATTGTCGGCGACAGGAACATTCGAGTTCGCAGCCGCCGGGCGGTTCATCTTTGCTTCGAGCTTGTCGAAGCGTTCGGTGAGCTTGACGCTGTCGCCGGACTTGGTTTCGACAGCCTTCAGCCGGTCATCGACCGTCTTCGTCAGGTCAGCGAGCGCCTTCGTAACGACGTTTTCAGTGTCGTCGGCTTCCTTCAGTTCGAGGGCGCCGGTGAGCGCCCGCTTGTTTGCAGTCTTCATTTCAATTGCCTTTTCGTAAGAGCGCCGTGGCGCGGTTGAGCGCATCGGCGATGCCGAGAGCCTTGATTGCCGACTTCGCGCTTGTGACGCGCGCGCCGGGATGCATGGGGAGAGACACAAGGCTCGCCTCAAGCAATTCGAGTTTTGAGATAGTCCGGCCACCGCCGACGCGAGCCAGGGCCTTACGAGTGACGAAGCCGATGCTGATCCCGCGCACCGCGCCAGACTGGACCAAGGCGCGAACCTCACGGGCGCGCGCAACGTCATCGACCAGAAGGCGACCCTTCAGGCGGAAGCCGTCGGGTGCTTCGGTCGCTTCCGTCCAGACGCCGATAGGGTCGTTCTGGTCATGGCCGAAGAGCATGGTGAGCGGGAGTTTGACGCCAGCAAAGGCGCCCTTCTCGATGATGTCGCCGACACGATCGGCCGAACCGAAAGGCCATGCCAAGCCCTCGATGTCGCCGGTTTCATCGGTTGTGAATTTCGTTTCGAGAACGAGCTTATCCATTGGCGGGTGCCTGGCCTTCCTGTGTCGGTGTCGGCGTGCCGCTCCAGACTGCTTGCAAGACCGCTACCGCGATCGGGAATGGTTCACTGAGAGGACGCTTGGCCGCGTAGGTGTCAGCGAGGGCGGCCGCATCCTTTGGCGTGGTGCCGCCGCCGATGAGCGAAAGCCGGATGATCTCAACAAGCTCGGCGTGGCGAAAGTTACCTTCAGGAAAGCGTAGGCAGAGCGAGCCGATGCCCGCGCCGGTCTTGCGTTCAAGTTCGATGATGAGGTCTGGCGTCAGCCCAAATGTGCGCTCGCCGTCACCGAAGAATGCGACGTGCGTGTTCACGCGGCTGCCTTGGCGACCGTGGCGTTGTCATTTTGCGCTGAAGGTGCGCCTGGCGTGATATTCGGATTTGCCAGAACGTCGCCGCCTTCCAGCGGTTCACGGTTCAAGCCTGCGCGCACTTCGTTGGCGGTGATCGCGCCCATGGCGCGATACTTCTGATATGTCTCAGCGCGGGTCGCAGAATTGGCCGTCATGAGGTCGTCAATGACGAACTCGACGTAATGGCTTTTGCGCTCTTCAGACGTCAGCAGCACGCGGGCGTAAGCCCATTCCCATTCGTCCAGCCATGAGCGCAGCGTGAGCGTCAGGAACGATTGAAACATCTCTTCGGCGTTCGACCAGGTGGCGCGGGAAAGCTCGAAAAGCAGATGAGGCGGAACGCGGAAAACGCGGGCGATCTCGTTGACCTGTTCAACGCGCATCTCAGCGAATTGGGCGTCGGTGCTGGTCAGCGCTATCTGTTCGTATTTCCAGCCGTCATCGAGCACCATGGGTTCGGTGAAGCTGCCGGACGAAGTAGCGGCCCGGTAGGCGGCCTTGATCGCGGCGATGACCTTCGAACCGGAGGTGCCGCCCTCACCGCCCTTTTTGTTGTCATTGTAGAAGAGCGCGGACGGCTTAGCGCCACCGGCGAAGAGCTGCGATGCGTGGCGCTCTAAGATCGTAGCCAGGGCGATGGCTTCGCGGCCGGCCTTGATCGGCGCGAGGCTAAGGGGCGACGACACATGAAGAACGTCGCGGAAATCATAGATCCATTCGCGATTGCCGACGTGCCGGACGTAGACCGGCTCGCCAGTCAGCTCGTTCGTTTTGATGGTGACGGTTCGGGGGTCGAGCCGAATGAACTCTTGCGGCTTGCCAGCGCCGACGCGGATAGCCAGGGCATAGCCGTGGTCATGCAAGAGAGCGTCGGCCGTGAGCGTGGCTCGAAGCTGCCCGGCTGACGTCCATTCATTGGCTTCGTCATGCACCAGGCGGTAGGCCGGATGATCGTTTGCGGTTCGCTTCCCGCCATCTGCCTCTGCTACAAAGATTTTGGCGGGAAGCGAACCAATCGTGCCCGCGATGAGCACGACAGCTGAATACACGGCCGGCACCCGAAGGGCGGTCGCGGCATTGATCGAAGGTCCGGCTACTGTCGGAAATGCACCGAACAAATCGAGCGCTAGCGGGTCAGTGAGCGATATCGATTTCTTCTCGATATCGCCACCGAACAAATTCTTGAACAACTCAACGGGACGCTTGAACAAAACAACCTCGAACTTGATTTCGAGATTATTGTCTCACGTCCATTGATAGGAACAAAGTCCTATATTTTTCTTTGTCGAGATTTACTTTTTGAGCTATCTGTGATCTATCATTCAAGGGCTCAGGTGCATCAGGTCCAGGCCGGGATAGGCGATGGAATTCACATACTCGACGCGCTGCTCAAGCATGCCTTGAGGCATCATGCCGTAGCGGCCGGTCATGGTCGCGCTGGCATGACCAAGGACGATAGGCCCAAACTGTTCATCCAAATAACCCGCCCGTCGGAACGCATCTGCCACACCATGGCGAAAGCTGTAGAGCGACAGGCCCCGCCCGACCTTCATGCCGATCCGAGTCAGGTAGCGGCCGAACTCACGCGAGAACTCGGACATCATCTGCCCACGTGAATTGCGCTTCGCTTCAGGAAACAGGCGGGAGTGCCCGGCCGCTTTCATGCCATCGCGATACTTGATGAAGCCGAGCCGGATCAATTCAGGATGGACCGGCACAACGCGCATGGAACCTTCGGTTTTCACGCTCTTGTCATCGTCGCCTTCCGTGGTGATGTGCATGATCCAATGGCCATGCACCTGCCGCACGTCCGCGACAGCAAGCTGCGCAACTTCTGCTGGGCGTGCGCCTGAGAACAGCATAACCAGCGGAACCCAATAGCGATGATCGCGGATGCGCGCGTTGCCGAGCTTGGCTATGTTCCGCCACTCGTCGGCGCTACGGCATCCGGTGAACAGCGGCGACTTGAACAGGGTGTTTAACTGGTCGGACGTGAAGACAAGCGGTTTGCTGCCCTTCGTCTTCTTCAGGAACATGCCGTCGGCCGGGTTGCTGTCGAGGTAACCGTGATTAACCAGCCAAGAGCAAAAAGCGCTGAAACCCGCTAGGTAGCGGTTTACGGTGCGCACAGTAATCACCGGCTTTCCGACCTTCTCATTGTGTCGAACGATCTGCGCAAGCTTCATGCCGGCAAACACGCTGCTTTCGGTGGCCTTCACCGGATACTTCATCAAGAGCGCCTTCCACTCACGGACAGCCTTCTTGTCCATCCGTTGAACCGGGCAAGTTCTGCCGACAAAATCGACAAAGCTGCCAACGTCGCGGCGGGCCTGCGCAATGGTGTCGGTCGCAATGCCCTTCGGGTTTTCGGCGGCGTATTGTTCAAATAGCTCCATGATCCCCTCGCCCGGCGCTGCCTGCTCGCGCGAAGTGCCGCTTGCCGGCTTTACGATCGGGTCTTTCGGGGTGCCGCTGTAGTCGCCCTGGTCGCGCTCTATGGTGCGCTCCAAGCTTTCGATTTCGGATCGCATCATCTTCCTGGCGAGGTCGCCACGATCCGGGGATAGCGGGTCGATCAGAAGCTTGTTCCGTTCGATGTAGTCGTCAACCTCATCTGCAATCAGCGCGGCTTCACCTTCGACAAGATGCTTGCGCATGGCGTCGAGCTTCGCGCGCCTGCCCTGGGCGTCGAACTCGCGCCGATGCTTCAGCACCATGACGTCAAGGACGGCGTCGAGCGTCGCCAGCGGGTCACCAATGTCGATATCTTCGCGCCGCACCCGCTCCACAGCCCGTTCTGTCGCCGCCTCAATATCGGCGGCAATGGGCATCGATTGCCGAACCTGCTCATCACGCGCGAGAATGCCGGTGTAGTGCTGCCAAACCGCATCTGCCTTGTCATCGGCCGTTAGCATACGGCGCGAGCGCATGTCATCGAACTGACGGTTCCAGGCTTCGACTACCGGCCACAAGAGCCGCTTAGCTTCGTTTTCATCCTTAGTGCCGAGCGCCTTTACAAGCTCGCTTTTGCCCATCATGTCGATAAGATCGAGGGGAACGCGAGCGCGGGCATAGTAGGATGCTCCACGCCTTAGCAGGTAGCTTAAACGTGCCAT